CCCAATGACGCTTACGAAAAGCTTCATAGAAGTTGATATACCAGACCAATCATCAACAAACTGTGTAACCCTCTGCAATGCGCTGGCAGAGGACCCAGAAAATGCTGTGAAGGTAGTAAGGTTTTAGAATTATTTCAAATCGAACTGCCCAAACAGCGACAATTAGAAGATCGAAGATACAGAAATAAATGTATTTAACGCAAACGACGATCTTAGGAAAATGTTCCGTAATATGATCAACTCTTTTAATGAGATAATTGCGGATAAAGACTCAATTATCAAATATATCAAAGAACAAGGATGCAATGAAGCCAAACGTGTTCTTGATATAAGATACATAGCCTATTTCTCAAACCAAGACGCGACAAGGAGCTCTAATTACCAAAAAGTTCGCATTTCAGAGAACTAGTCGTTGTTCTTGGCGTACCACATCGAATCAACTTCGGTGACTAAACCTTTAATAGAGAAAATAGAGGAATTTGGATTTGGGAGAAATATAAATAGGGAAATTTCTTATGAGAAAGATCGCTGGTATGATGAAAAAGATGGAGTTCGCGTACCGAATAAACGCCAAGGCAAGCCTTTATATTACGAATTTGCGCTTTGTGACTCACAGTACTCACACGTTAACATGGACGATTCAGTGACCTTCCATAAAATCTACATGGGTTGGAATAATGAGGGTATGCTGAAAGACAGGTTCATGCAATATACGAAAACAGTCAACAACCATGTTAAATAGCGTGTCTTATGCCCCCCTGCATATGAATCGACCTTAAATTATTACAACTACGATTATACTCAAGATTTAGTTCTAACCCAGAAGAAGAAGAATAATAAGAGTAAGAAAGAAGTCGATAAGGAAGAAAAAGAGAAGAGGCGTAAGGATTTATTGAACAATATTGAAGAATATGTCACTAACGTCAATGCGCTGGTAGTCTCATGCTATATAGACAGCCATAAAGCGTTTTATAACAGGCACAATGAAATTGCTGCGTGGGTTTACGACGGAACCTCAGAAGGCTTTGAAGCAATGCGAAATCAATTGAGATAGAATGCTGCGGATTTTCTTTGCCAGTATATAGCTTTTCAGGAACGTTCCGGAGACAAGAAGAAAACTGCAAACGCTCACGCAACACTGGCTTTTATGCGCGTTTTCACCCAATCACTAGCCATGGCACACTCTTTACCATTTAAAACAATAATTAATGTTGGCGGACTAACTGCGAACATAAAGAAACGTTTTAGTTTTAAGACAAATTCACGCCTCTTTATAAACCTCGAAACTGAGAAGACATGCCAAGAGAAGTACGGGCCAGAGGTATTAGCAAAGGATAAGAGGCCAATTTATGCTAACAAGAGGAAGAATGACTGTTGGTATGAATGTGCCCGCATAGAATGCGTGGGCGAACCTGGACTAGAAGACTAGTATTATACTTTCATCGTTAAATCGAACATTAATAACCAGGTCTGCCACGGCGTGAGCCTTGCAAACGTGATTGATTTCATAGAAGACGACCTCCACCTTATTAGAGAAAATCCGAGTGGGAGAGAAGAGCCTGACTGGCTCTTCAATGCAAAATATCCGGAGTACATCAATATACCTTAGACAAAAGACACAACCATCTTATCGCTTGACTGCCTGACATATTATCAGGCTGTTACAGAATTTTGCTCTGCGATATGGAATGTTAGACGGAATAATGGTAAGGAACCACTCGAGTGTACATATGAAAGCAACTTGTATCACCATCGCATCAAAAACCAGGACATAACAGTGCTCGATCCCGGTTCAGGCCCAGAAGCTTAGATAAAATGCTCATATATAGATAAGACTTGGGCCAAAATTGAGAAACGTGTCGCCTCTAGGAATGTGTATTCTGATAAAGATGGGAAACCGGTCAGTGTAACATGGCAAGACGCTTATAAACATAGAATAATAACTGACGACTTACAATCCTCAGAAACTTATTAGAACAACTACATAATGAATGATTCAGAGTAGTGCCGGACTATCAAGAAGTAGTCGAAGAATAAGAGTAAGCGCAGGATTCGCAAGAAAGATATAGCCATAGTTACCAAAGCAGTGTCAACGAAAATTAAGAACCCAAGTGACAAACGCTCTAATGGATAGAGCAAGTGTGATTTTCTGCCTGCTTCGATACACATACGCCACTTACCAAAACAGAAGGACCAGAATGATTTATTAGAAGATGGCGAAGTGTATATGGCTACGACTTGTCAACAATTAACCACATATCCCATAACTGAGGCGAAACCAAAGAGCACGCCAGAGTTTCGGCAGAATGATAGAACTGACATGATCAACATTGCAGGGACAGAGAAGCCTGTCTCTAGTATGGTGTTTTTAGACAAAATAAACAGTAACGGACAGAAATATAGCCATCCAGAACTTCTAGCCGAAACTTCGAGATTAAAGCACTTAAACTTATAGTACAACTACTTTCTCCCGCCAGCACAATCGTTAAAAGGCTTACTTAAAGACGTTGTAGCCTTAGTAGACCAAGAGGTCTCAGAGAGCCAGAGAACGATTATTATCCCACAAAAACGTGAAGTACTTTAGGCCAGAAAGTGGCAATTTTACGGTAGCACTCAGCGAGAATGGTGTGAAGCAAAACGAACGAACCTTCCTATCAAACTATGCACCGATAGGCTCATTGTTTTCAAAACCGAAACAAATATTGAAAGAGCCATGCCACCAAGCTACAGGAATGAAATATATGAAAAGTTCTTTGAATAGTCTCAGAATCCCTTACGAGTTGTTGGCAATCCAAAGATTTTCTCCATATATGGGAAACCTTAGAGATCAGGTTATCCCCAGTTCCCGCATTAGAAATTAATGGAAAATGAGAATGAAGTAAATTAGGTAATGTGGACTAACTCAGACAGAGAGAAGTAGCATAAATTCCATAGTATACAAGGAATAAAGGACCTAAAGACTCCCTTACGAGTTGTTGGCAATCCAAAGATTTTCTCCATACAAGGGAAACCTTATTCAATGCTAGATTTAAGTGAGATGGGCCTGTTTGAATGTCAATGGACCGGCGGTATGCATTAGTTGGAAAGCTTAATGGTTGATTTCACTATTGAAGAGAAATTAAAAGTGTTAGAAGGCAAGTTTTAGCTGAAGGACTTCTTAAGAAGGATGGATGCTGACGTTTTGCAACTTAGGAATTTACGAAAGTTTTTCAATTAGTGCGTAGACGAAGAAGAAAAGACCAGTTCTAGCAAATCAGGTAATGACATAACAGACTACGGGACACGCTCCATGATGTCAATACTCCAAACTGATGCCCTTTTCCCGGAGAAAGATGACGATGAGGAGATTGCATATAGCAGCATCATAGAACCTACTTACGAGGTCTAGCACACCGAATTGAATCTTTCTGAGGTCAACAAAGACACCCCAGTCACTAGCGTGCTTGAAGGACTTAGACGTTAGGCAGCTTCCTTCATACGCGACTATCGTGACCTTTTCCGACATTTTTCCGAGAATGAGATAGACTAGACTATACCCGGTAGTGATACACTCAAGATTAATTGGGAGTATTATTTAACCCGCACAGGCATCGAACTTTCCCTAAACAAGCACCAGGCTGCTTAGAGAGACAAGATAAGAGAACTTAGGGGGAAGAAGACTCACGAGGAAGTGCGTGTATTTCTATTCTCATAGCTAGATTTACTAGCAAGCATTTTGGAAGGAAAACTCCAAGGCGTAGACGGAAGAATGTGGGACGACAGCACCTGGAAAGAAAGAGAAAATTCAAAATACGAGGATGCTGTGAATGACCTCAACAGATGGAATAGACATTACCACGGTTCCCTTTGGGATGAGTTATGGAACAAAATATCCAGAAAAAGAGGGACAATCCTAGCGTTATCCCAGGAAGGTTACCGTCGGAGTATAGACGTTTTAAACCGCAGGTGTGCTTGTATTAAAACAAGGGAAAAATTCGATTCGTCACTGGGCAAGTCCAATATCGTATAGCCGAAAAATCAGTTAACTGAATAGTCGCCTAGTACCAAAGACACACCTACTAAGACGGACGTTACCAAAGACACACCTACTAAGACGGACGTGAACGGCCTTACGGAAGAAATAAAAGAGAACAAAGTGCTTCGTGGGAAAGATCCACTTCAGGAAATAATGTTGTTTCCAAAAGACAAAATTGATCCCGACGAGGTCGAGAAAGTCTTTATGCAGAACGAAGCTTATGCGCAGATCTCTAAAGAACCGATTGCGGTAGACTGCGAATAGAAGGTCATAGAAAATGAAAAGACAAAGAACGTCCGCTGTTACTTAGATGCTAACAAAGCAGAGAACGTCTTGAACAGGACCAAGGACCGGAAAGACATATTCCTGACAGATGATGAGAAGAAGGAGAAAGGCGAAAAATCTGGTAAAGACTACTCAAATGAGAGGAGACGCGAAGTCAATCAAGAGGTATTCAGAGAATTTTACAATTCATTAGTTTCGCAGAAACAATGGAGTCAAAATAACGGACTCGGACCGAAAAACATACGGTTCGTCAAAAAGAATATGTTGTCTGCACTAAACGCGCTTCTGGCACGCCAATTATGCTGCTTAGTCAAACCAGATGTTAAGATAATAAAGAGTTTTAAAAGATAGATAGATCATAAAGTTTTGCGATTCATAGACGAGAGTATTATAACGAAAGTCATTCAACGACTTACTCTAGAAGATTACATAGAGAGGGTAAACAAAAAGAATCCTGTGAAGGGAAAGAAACTGATTGAGGTTAAGAAGACTCATGAAAAATATCGTACGAATAATTTAGTCCTCAGCTCTAACATAGAATTCTTTCAGAAAGACCCCGTAGCAGAACCGAAAGACATCTCGAAAGGCGAGGTCGTAAAATCACGAGGCATATGCTCATCCTATACAGTCATAAAAAGTAAAGAAAAATACCATTTTAACAGTAAGATTAAGAGGATATATAGCTCATGGTATAATCTTTACGCCAATTACATATCTGCCATCTTTATTGAATGTATCAAAGAGGCGCAAAAATATGTTAATGACCCTGGAAATTATTCATATTTTTCGCATGCACATAATGGCGAAACCTTATGCGAATCAGTGATAAATGCAGCGACCCAGCTACGTAGGAATGGAGTTGAGAAGATAATCAACCACGGTTCAGATTTTGGTAAGTACGATGCTTTCAGGAGCCGAGAGACATTGAAGCATTTTGATAACCCTATATAGGTTGACTTTATTAAGAAATGTAAGCCCTTTTTAGTTATGCAGGGTTATACAAACACAGACATATTCAATGCTCAAAAACTTTAGACTCAGCTAGATATACAGTAGGTCTGCCGCGATGCTTACCGCAAAGTAGCGTTTTCAACGATACTAAGCGGGACAGTTCCCTCAGGTTTTGGCGCTCGTACAACACTTGGAAATACTTTGTATAATATGGCTTATCAATTAAGCGTCACCAAGGATATGAAAGCACGATCTTTCGCAGCCGGAGATGATGGGGCCTTCTTAATTGAAGCGAAGGACGTAAATAAAGTAAAGCAGCGGATATCGGAATAGACTGTAAGACGGAATGAACCAGCCGAAAACGCAGGATGTGGCTAGATGATAGACAGCGAATTAACGTTCGACACAGAAATCTAGTCATTTTAGTCTAAAATCATCGACTGGAGATGTAAGTCAACTGTGCGTTTTCTCGAAAGAGTACATAACACAGGATGCGTAACGTCTTCTAAAGTACCTATGCCACAGATAAATCATTCAGTGAACCTACAGTTAAAAGAGTATTCAGAAATGTGCATGTACCGAGAGGGCTGTAGGATTAGATAGGATCTAGAAACAAATAGCAAGGAAATTAAAGACGTTGTACTCAAGAGTGAGAATGAATTCAAGTCAGAATTCAGCAAGAACTAGAAAATCCCGTTCCATTATTAGGCAAGACTTATTAAAGCCACTAGAGGCTTCGCACCCTGCTACAACAGGACAGCCGATGTGAGGACCATGAATTACTTATCAGAAGTAGAACTTTCAAATTATGTGATCCCAGACCTTGGTACTATATCTACTAAAGATGCAAAAGAAAAACCAGAATCAAAAAGTTTACCAAAATAAACAAAATAAAAGTCGTAACACACTTAGGGACTCTAAAACTAAGAAAAATTATAAGCTCGTTAAGACTCAACAATCAAATAGCCTAGCGAATCAATTGAAAGAGGAGCCAGCAGGCATCCTTGTCAATACCACTAACCACAGTGGAGCACACCATGGGGGAGCTTTATATCCCCATCATATGGTAAAGCATATTCATGCGAACAGAGAGAATCACAAATAGAAGAATGCCGCGAAAAGGGATAATTTTGAGGAGCAATAGAGGAAATCAATAGCTCATTTCGAATCTGAAAAGAAGAGCTACGCAGCCGCACTTTTATATCCCGAAATTTGTATGTCACGCATTCCTTTTATTTGTCCAGTGCCAACATCCCTATGTAGAGGAGTAGCAATTTACAGTTTTACACCAACACTCAGCGTAGGAGATACGTGGGGATGCACATTCTTGCCAGAAGCGTAGATAGGCACTGGCGCTGGCTCTTCAATGCTAAACCACCCATTTTACTATGGCTCAGCAGTCAGTTCATCAGATAACATATCATTGGGCTCATATATGACAGCAACAGATCTCTACCCTAATATCGATTTCGCGTCCATGGCAGGCGCAAGGATAGTCGGATCCTCAATTAGAATCACACAGACACAAAGATTAGTTGATAGAGCCGGATACGGGATCGTTTCAAGGATTTATGGATAGAATAGAGACGCAAACGGTAATCTTGACATTAACGTACATAAGACTCAAGTGATGAACGCATTTTATAAAGAAGAAGCCAATTTCTCGGATCCAACTACTGATGAGCTTCGCATGATATACGCCCCAGCGGACTTCAGTGACTAGCATTTAAGGATAAAGACGCCAGCTGACCCTGCTCGCGAGATGGATCTGGAAACCCTTCCGATCATCCAATGTTACTAGACAGGTTTTGGAACAACAAATGCGATATCTATCACAGTGGAATTTAATACAGTTTTTGAATATGTTCCAGCACCTGCTTAGTATCAGATGGTAGAGAGGAAGCCAGCCCACGTCAGCGCTAATGCATTATCTCGTGCAGAAAATATGGTCGCAAAAGTCGATACTGGTATCGACGGACAACGCCTTAACGAGATACGAGCATTAACTGACATGGGATCAGGAGCTCTTACCCATTAGATAAGATCCCAACCTAATAATATTAGACAACAGGCTTTGAATTATTTCAAGAACTTCGCTTTAGGCACAATGTCTTCCTAGCCCTAGCTTTCAACCATGGGCAGTATTGGCACTTCAGCTTTGAAGATTGCGCCCAAGATGATTCCTTTTATGATTGAGGAAGCTGCCAATCAAGACTTCACTTTTAACATCCAGACAAATAAGGCTGAACAGCTAGAACGCGACAGGAATAATTCGCTCCAAAATAGAAGATAAATGCCTTTTGAGTTTAAGAGTTTATAAACGCTTAGTTCAGTACCTAACACGGTTCCTTTACAGCTGAGCTCAACTAAATAATCTGTAAAGGGCGGACCCCATCCGATAATGGGAAATTTCGGACATTTTATTTTAGAAGTGTTCTACCGGCGTAAGACCGGGCAACTAATGTCTTCGTTAGCTTAGCTGAAAATTTGCGCTAAACAACAATTAATTTAGGACAAAAGCTCTCGTTAACATGCGTGGCCTCCTTTTAAAAATAAAAGCCACCATGATATCTCTTAGCGCATGGAGATATCTAAATAAGAAC